CTAGCTGTCAATCGCGCTAAATATACGAATAAGGATCCAAAAATGCCACGTTTAAGCCTATGGCGTGAAAATAAAACAAACGACTACAAGTTTATTGATCGCCGCATCAGTGAAATGTTCACCATTGGCGGAACTGGTGTCCTATTACACAAATACCTCGGCCCTGACCAGGGCAATAATCCCACTCCTACTAGTCCTACAACCCTGCAGGATGTGCTGTTTATTGAAAATCGTGATCGTAAGTACGACCCAGATGTTTACAGCCTACGTGGTATCTACCAAAAGCAAGACCAAGATTTTGATCTAAGTGCGTTTGGTATTTTCCTAGCGGCTGGCACCACTTTCATGACTTTCCACTTGAATGATGCTGTTGAGCTGTTGGGGCGTAAACCAATTGCGGGTGATGTGCTTGAGTTCATGCACATGCGAGATTTTTATAATCTCGATCAAAGCATTCCTTTTGCTATTAGAAAATTTTATGTTATCACTGATGTTGCTTTTGCGGCAGAAGGATTCTCAGCAACCTGGTGGCCACACCTGTGGCGAGTAAAGTTACAACCATTGGTTGATAGTCAAGAATACAAAGATATACTTAATAACATCGCGGCATCCACTGATCCATTTGAAGCAAATGCCGCAGTCGCAAACGTAGGCGGAGTAACCAGCACCTATAGCAAGTATCTGACTATCAACGAAGATGTTATTGCAGAAGCCGAAATTGAACTACCCAAGAGTGGGTACAACACAGATATATTCTATGTTCCGGCATATAGTCCGCATGGTACTCTCGCAAATGCTAATATTGCCAATCCTTCGCCAATCACAATAACTGGTAACCTTAATGTTGATGGTACATATACCGCACACTTTGTTACCATACAAAGTGGAGCCAACACAAGAAGTGTTTTTGTGGCCAATACATTCATGGCCATAGTAGGTGCCAATATCACCAGTCCAAACATTTCTGCGGCAGACAATATCACCATTACCAATATTATCAATAGTCACGAACTGTTATTGAGCGACCCGGTCAGTGTTGGTGTTGCAGAAACACTGAGCACCACATACACCATTGGTACCAATGGCAATGCATCGGTATTTGTTGATAGCAGTACACCATCCCCTACTTATAAAAAGAAGGGATACCTATCCGGTGATGGTACTGCACCAAACGGATTAAAAGTAAACATGGGCATTTCATATCCAGCTGGTGCCAAGGCCGGAGACTTTTTCCTTAGACTAGACTATGTTCCTAATAGGCTATTCCGTTACGATGGAAGACGCTGGGTCAAAATTGAAGATGATGTCCGAAGCAGTTTAACTCCAGGTGCAACCACTAACCACACTCAACTCAGTGGGTTTGTTAATAACAAACATACCTTTACCAATGCAGATGGGCAACTTGTTGACGAACGTGTTAGCCTCAGCAGAGTTCTTAATCCTAAGGCAGACAATTAAATGGCCGTTCAATTTTTCTACGACAATCAGATACGCCGCTTCTTGCTACAGTTTATCCGTATCATGAGCAACTTTCAAGTTGAGTTCGGCACCATTGACTCAACCACTAACCAACGTGCGCTACAGACTGTTCCTGTATTTTATGGTGATGCTAGCCGCCAGGCCAGTCATATGCTTAGAACCAGCGAAAATAGCATGGCCAGTGTACCTGCAATGGCAGTCTATATAACCGACTTAAAATTTGACATGGATCGCATCCAAGATCCCTTCTTTATTGACAAAATCAAGGTCAGAACACGCAGAACCGACCCGGATACTGGCATGCTTACCTCCGAGCAAGGAGATGCATATACTGTTGAGCGTCAGATGCCTGTGCCGTATCGACTAACACTTAACCTAGATATATGGACCAGCAACACTGAGCAAAAATTACAAATCATTGAACAGATTGCTACGCTGTTCAATCCTAGCTTTGAAATCCAAAGTACAGACAACTATATTGACTGGACCAGCTTGAGTTTTATTAAACTCACCGGAGTACGGTGGGACAGCAGAACTGTACCAATCGGACAGGACGACCCATTGAGTATTGCTACAATGACTTTTGAGTTGCCAATCTGGATTGCATCTCCTGCTAAACTCAAAGTACTTGGTGTTATACAAAACATTTTTAATAACATACACGACGGCACTGGTGCAAGCGAAAACGGGGATTATACCTACATGGATGCTATCAATGATCCTTCCAAGGCTATCTCTCGACGTGCATTAAATGTGCTAGGATATTCTGTGGTGTACACTGGCAATACCTTAAAATTGCTAAAAGCCAGCACCGGAGACATAACAGTTGACACGCATGATCCTGATGTGCTAGGATTTGAAATAGCCACATCTACTCCATCAGAGTGGCCAGGACTAATCAGTCAGTACGGCGTATTGCGGTCAGGTACCAGCGAAGTTAGACTACAACAAGAAAATGGTAACGTAATCATCGGAACCATTGCAGTACACCCAGTTGATCCAACGCTGTTGATATTCCAACCATTTGTTGACACCCTACCAGGCAACACTATTCCACCAGTGACTGCAATTATTGATCCACTCAAGGTTAATGTTGAACAGTTGTTGATCGACAGCAGTGGCAACTACCTGGTAACACCTGGTACAAGATTTTTAATATTGAACCCTATAGGATCAGTAAATAATACAACCTGGGCAGATGCCTGGTCACCAAATAATACCACACTGATTGCAAATGCCAACGATGTTATTGAATACAACGGCAACAATTGGTTTGTTAGTTTTGATAGTGTTAATACCAGAACAGCACAATATGTAACAAATTTAAAAACTGGGTCTCAATATCATTGGGACGGTAATAACTGGATTCGAAGTTACGAAGGTCTATATCGAGAGGGTTCATGGGAGCTAATAATCTAGTAGGATGTGGCGCATTAATCTACAGCCGAGCCACACGTCGATATTTGTTTTTGTGTCGCACACAAAAAAGACATAAAAATTCTTGGGGATTAGTAGGCGGCGGAGTCGATGAAGGCGAAAGTGTGGTCGATGGGCTCCGAAGAGAAATTGCCGAGGAACTGGGCAAAGATTTAACTGATGCCAAAGTTATACCGCTTGAACAATTCACCAGTGATGATTCACACTTTGTTTATCACACATTCTTAATACCGGTGGAAGAAGAATTTATCCCTATGTTAAATCACGAACATAGCGGATACTGCTGGGTGCCATTGGACAATTATCCTAAACCCTTGCACCCAGGTGTGTGGCGCACTTTTAAATTTGATGCTGTTATTAAAAAGATTCGTACTTTAGAAAAAGTATTATAGGTCAATTTCAGTAACAAAATCTTTAAACAGTATCTGTCTAAAATTAGATAACGAATCCCATGCTCCCGGAATAGGTGCAGTACGTCCTGGCATCACGCGAATAAACTCTACATCAGAATACAACTTCATGATTCCGTGCATGATCATTTCCCATGCTTTTCCTGGGTTACCAACATCTACATCTGCGTATCCATTGGTATTGGCATAAACATTGTTGTTGTACCGTTCTCCGGCTTCGCCATCAAACCCTAGTAGATAGATTTGTTTGTGTCCGTCAAAGCAGGCCATGTAGGTTGCGATTGCCCCAGAATTATAATGTGGATCTTGTGGAATTAAATAAAATTTTCCTGGGTAATCCTGGATGTGCTCTGCATTGGCATAAACAATGTTTTCTTCACCGTAGGATGTCTGAGCAATTTCTTCAACGATTTCTTTTCCGGTCGCAACCAGAAAGTGGGGAGTAAAGTCTCTATAGAGTGCGTTGCATCCATAGGTTTGAACTGCACCGGCACCAAGTACCCCACCGCGGTGATTTGCAAGCAACTTTATTGGATAAGGTTTTCTACTTTCACCGTTGCCAATGATTACTGCACGATTTGAAATCTGTGTGTTACTAATAGCATTAGGAATAAATTCTGTTTGTAGATTCCATTGGTTACCTGCCCACTTGGTTTGAGTGTGGATATGTTCGCCATCGTATGATGATCTATAGAGCTGTTTAATTGTTAACATTTACTGTCCATTAGATAGGAACTTCTTCCCAGGTGATACCAAAGGTACACAAGAATGTTGTACCAACACCTGTGTAGCATGGTACCCAGCCATAGCCTGGAGGAATTGTAACATCGCCACCTAGGTCTTCAATCAGTGTGGCTGTTGCACCACCCGCGGCCGCAAATGCCGCGCCCGAATATGTAACGTTGGCTGTACGGAATACAACTGGAACGCTGGAGCCAGTTAGTGCAGTACCTGCGGCTGAAGCTACATAACGTGCCACGGGTGATTTACCACCGACCAAGTTATTGTATGCTGTACCAACGGATGCTGTTAGTGTGGGCAGGCCTAGTGCCATTACTGTGTGATAGATTGGACCTGCTGTTGGAGTACCTGAAATTGGTGTGCTAACAAAACGTAGCAGACTCAGGTTCACACCGGAACCAATTGGGTTCCATAGTGCCATGTGTGTTGTACCACCAGACGCTGGACCTGCACCTGAGTTA